CAAAGGGATTGTCGAAGTTGGCGGTCTCATGTTGTGCAAAATGCCCAAGGAGATGGCTCAGGCTCGCTCTGACTACTACGCCGATCAGGCGCGGAAGCAGGAAGAGTCCGTCGATCAGAATCTCATGCGGGAAAGCAACCCACGTATGCCGATCTCCAGACCGGAGAAGAGCACACGAGTCTCATTCGGGCGAGGCACTCGGGAATCCGAGTAGCACGCCCATCTCTTCAACCTCTTTGTCTCAGGGAGACAAGTCACTATGACTGCTGTTAGCACTCCCTTCGGGCTGAAGCCGGTTGGTCTCAAGGGAGGACAGGTCTGGAGTCAGGCCGATATCCTCTATCCGATTGCATCCAACTACGGCACCGCGATTTACTACGGTGACCCGGTTGTGATGTCGGGCGGAAACGTGACCAAGGCGGCGTACAACTACAGCACGAACGGAACCATCGGTGTATTTCTTGGCTGCAAGTACACTGACCCCATCATCAAACAGCCACGCTGGTCGCAGTACTACCCGGCCAGCACTGTTGCCTCCGACATCCAGGCGTTTGTCGCGTTCGATCCCGACACGGTCTTCATTGGCCAGGTCGATGGACCGGTCACGGCTGCGCGCCTGAACCTCAACGTCGGGTTCAGCAACACCCTCACGACCGGCAATACCATTACCGGAGTCAGCACCGGGGCGCTCGATCACACCTTGCTCGGCACCTCGACTCAGCAGTTCCGCATTGTCGGCCTCCACGAAACCCCAGACAACGCCTGGGGTGATGCTTTCACCATTGTCCGCTTGGTTCATAACTTCGGTTATCACCAGTGGATGAGCGCCACGGGAGCGTAAGCGATGGCACTATCTCGCGCACAGCTCCTCAAGGAGCTCGTTCCAGGTCTGAACGCCTTGTTCGGTCTGGAATACAAGACCTACGAAGATGAGCACAAGATGCTCTTCGATGAAGATTCCTCGGAGAAGGCGTTCGAGGAAGAGGTGAAGCTCGCTGGCTTCGGCATGGCTCCGTCCAAGGCTGAAGGCTCGGCTATCTCCTACGACCAGGGCCAGGAAGCCTGGGTCGCGCGTTACCAGCACGAGACTATCGCGCTGGGCTTCGCGATCACCGAAGAGGCTATCGAGGATCAGCTCTACGACAGCCTGTCTGCCCGGTATACCAAGGCGCTTGCGCGCTCGATGGCGTACACGAAGCAGATCAAGGGTGCCAACATCATCAACAACGGTTTCTCGACCGGTACGGGTGGTGACGGCAAGACCCTGTTCGCGACTGATCATCCTCTGACGGGTGGGGGCACGATCTCCAACCGTCCGACCACGGGCGTGGATCTCAACGAGACTGCGCTCGAAGCGGCTGTCATCGCGATTGCTGCTTGGGTCGATGAGCGTGGGCTGCTCCTGGCTGCCCGTCCTCGCAAGCTGGTTATTCCCCCAGCCTACATGTTCGTCGCTGAGCGTGTTCTGAAGTCGCCTGCTCGTGTCTCTACCGCGAACAACGACCTCAACGCCCTGAAGACGATGGGGATGATCCCCGAGGGCTATGGTGTCAATCACTTCATCACCGACACCAACAGCTGGTACCTGAAGACTGACATTCCGAATGGTCTGAAGTTCTTCCAGCGTGTGGCGATCAAGACCGGAACCGAGGGCGACTTCGACACCGGCAACGTCCGCTACAAGGCCCGCGAGCGTTACAGCTTCGGCTGGAGCGATCCGCTGGGCGTCTACGGCTCGCCCGGTTCTACGTAACCGATCTCTTTGAGTCATTCCGGAGGGGCTGGGCAAAGTACCCAGCCCCTCTCTTTTCTAGGAAAAATCCATGACGCATTTCTCTGACGAACTCCGTATCGGAAAGGTCTTCAATTCGAAGTTCCTGGGCGCTACGCCACAGACCTTCGTTTCTGACCGTCCGATCCCTGACCTGGGGCCAGGCGCTGTCTGCTCCCCGATGTTCATCTACTCGTTTGTCCCCGTTGCGATCTCCACGACCAACGTTGCGGCTTCCCAGACCCCGGGAGCTGCGGGAAACCTCACCCTGACAGCTGGCACCGGTACGACTGCTGCGACCATCTTTGGCGTTGCGGCTGTCAAGGCTGACGTGCCCCGGGCCCTGAAGATCAGCTGCGCTGGCGCCGACTCTGGCCGCACATTCACTGTGACCGGCTATGACCTCTATGGCCAGGTCCAGACTGAGGCGATTGCGGGCGCAGCCACAGGCTCGACCAACGGCAAGAAGACCTGGCTCTACATCACCCAGATTGCGGTGGATGCGGCTACTGCGGGGGCCATCACGGTCGGCTTTACCGATATCTTCGGCCTGCCCTATGCGGTGACCGACAAGACTCTGCTGACCGTCAAGTGGAACAACACCCTGGCCGATGACGCCTCGACTGTCGTGGTTGCCGATGCTTCGGCTGTTACCACGACCACTGGTGACGTTCGCGGCACGGTTGCCCAGTCCTCGGGCGCCAGCGATGGCGTGAAGCGGATGACTTGCTATATCGCGATCCTTGATCCGGATACGTCCACCGGCCTTTATGGCGTGACCCCGGCCTAATGCGTCCTGAACGGCAGATCGTTGGCCCTCTGGCGGGGGCCAACGTCGCCTTGATTGCCGCCAGCCAAACGCCTGTCTCGGGTACGGCTCTGACGCTTACCGGCACTCAGCCGGACCTCCCGAGGCGGATTCTGCTCACCTATGGCAACGAGGCTGCCCCTAGAACACTGACGGTAACTGGTACGAACTACTCTGGGGGAACCTTCTCAGAGAGCCTGGCGGTTCCTTCCGGCGCTGGTGGGACCGTCTACACAGCCAACGACTTCAAGACCGTCACCTCCCTGATGCCTCTGGGTGGTGGCTGGACGGCTGCTGTGACCGTAGGCACGAATGGCGTGGCCTCTAGCCCCTGGGTTGCCTGCGACATCCATGTAACGCCAGCCAACTTCAGCTTTGCCTGTGTCGTCACAGGGACCGTCAACTATGACGTTCAGTACACCCTGGATTCCCTCGGCAACACCTTCGGCATTAGCGCCATCCCCCACAACGCCTGGACTGTCCCGACTCTCGGGAGCCTGGCAATCAACGCCACCGCCAGCCTGGGATCTCCCATTGCTGCTTGGCGGGTCCTGTTGAACTCGGGCACCGGTTCGGTTGCCGTAACCGCTATTCAGGCGGGGATGAAACAATAAATGGCTAACGCACAACCAGTCATTCAAGTTGACGTAAACGGCGTCCCAGTCAGCTCTAGCGGTGGAGCTTCGACCAATCTCGTCTCTGTCGGCGGAGCCAATATAGCCCTGGGACAGACGGACAGCGCCCACTCGCTGCCTGTCGCCATTGCCAATGACGAAAGCCTGACGATCACCGGCACGGTCACGGCATCGGGCTCGTTCCAGGACATCCCTGGGACCTCCGGGGGCCTCAGCATCACAACTGCGATTGTCCCGAACAACACGACCGGAGTTCTCGTCTCTGCTGGCGCGCACCAGGTCTATTCCATAGCCGCCTTCAACAACTCCAGCACCATCGCCTATCTGAAGCTCTACAACAAGGCCACGGCGCCTACGGTTGGAACCGATACGCCGGTCTGGATCGGCATGATCCCAGGCCCAGCTGCGGGCGGCGGAGGCTTCACTCTCTACATTCCGACCGGCCTGGTCTTCTCTCTGGGCATCGGTTATGGCGTCACCACAGGCATCGCCAACGCGGACACGACTGCTCCTGCCGCCAGCGCTTATCTGGTCAATATCGGCTGGAAGTAACCCGTGGCTATCGGCACGCCGGTTGACATCGGGCATAACCAAGTAAGCAGCGGCACGACTCTGGCGATCACCACGACGGCGAATATCCTGACGGGTGACTTCGTCCTCATCGTCGCCATGGGGGGAACGGCCTCTACTCAAATTACGTCTGTCACCACGGATGCCTCCGGAAATGTCTATACCGTTCCTACCGCAGGTTCCCAGACTGACAGCGCCAGTTTCGCCTTCACTCCCAACGCGGTTGCCCTGAACTCAGGGGCGACACTGACAGTCAACTTCGGTGGCGCTGCGGGACGCCATGGAATTCAGGCATATCGCATCACCGGACTCGTCACTTCAGCAGCGGCTGTCCTGGATGGGGCCTATAAGGAAAATGGTCAGCTTTCCCAAAACTCAGGTTCGATCACTGGGGCCAGGCTCAATCAGAACTCCAACATTACCTTTGCGGTCGTTGCTGGCGGGTCCGTTGATGTCGTAACCGGCTTTGCAGCAGGGGCGGGCTTTACGTCCTTGGGTGGGACCGCCTCGCCCTGCTTTATGGACATCGCCTATCAGATCAGCAGCGGTCAGACTGCCCTGACATTCAGTCCGAGTTGGACGACAGCCGGTCAATCGCGCCTGAGCCTCCTTCCATCCCTACGCGGTGTCGTCTCCGCTTCCCATGATTACTCTGGCCTGCTGGGCGTATCGAGCTAGTGGCCAATAATCCGTTTCAGACCCCTGCCAACCCCTGGACAGTGGTCCATAGCAATGGCGCGCTGTTCAACACGAGTGCGCGCGTCACGCGGCTGACTAGCCGCTGGGCGTCTCCTGCTGTGCCATTCACGGCGCTGAAGACATGCTGGAATTCGTCCAGCATCGCCCAGGCCGTTACCGGCTTTGGCTATGCCCTGAAGTATCTGGCCGCTGGCAGTGCTGGCGATGCGACAAGTTCGTACACCCAGTCTCTGGGCGAGTCAGCGGCAAGCGCTCAGTTCGAGACCGATCCTGCAAGGCTGTATTCGCAGAGCGTGCCGTTCACCTATGCGTGGTGTAAGGGTGGACTGAGCGGAAGCCAGCAGACCGATCTCCTCGCCCGTATCGAGAGCAATCAGGTTTCGCTTGAGGCCAATATCGGCGCCTTGGGCAAGTTCCTGATCGATGGCTGCGGCAATGGCAACGTCGGGATGCCCGGATATGTCTTCAATTGGTGCGCAGCGGACGGACAGGCCGGGATCACTGACCGTTCTACCAACATGCGCAACCTTGTCCAGAACATGGTTGTCTATATCAACCAGCAGTACAACGACGGCATCTGGACGAGCTACGACGCGCTCTACGACTACACCATGCAGGTTATCGTCGTGTATCACATAGCGACGGGGAATGAGAGCCTGCTGGGCACGCGCTGCCCTTCCATCATCGCACGGGGCGAGGCCCTGGCGCGCATGTTCGACACGTCCAACAACAACTACTTCCTCGTCACCCCGCATAACGCGAACCTCGACAGCACCGGGAAGCATATCGCTTACTACCCCTCCAGCGCCTCGGCAACGGCGGTCTACTCTGACGTTACCCGCGACTTGACCATGGCCTGGGTTCGCGACCAGCAGCTAGCGCATTGCACGCCTACGCAATGGTCTCACTTGCAGCTTCAGTCCGAGGCTACCTGGGTAGGCTTTCTGTTCCATGATACAACCTTGACGGGTGTGAGTCCGCTATCAGCTGGCACTCCATCCTGCAAGGCGTTCCCGGGTACTGGGGTTGCGCAGTTTCGCGGTGGCTGGGGCGCCAATGACGTGATCTGCGGCTTCACGGGCGGGGCTCCTGGCGGGATCAGCGATCACACGCTGCCCAACGCTGGCAACTTCCATATCCGGGTTGGCTCGACCTGGCTGGTGAGTGACGGCTACGCCTATGGGCACCGTGGCGCTGGGGCGACCTGGGAACTTGGTAGCACTACAAACCCACCAACCCTGGCGTCAGTCGGGGAATTCACGATGTGCCGTTCGGGCGTGAGCTTTAGCCCCTCGGCGACCGAGGCCACGCGGGTTGACCGAGATGGCAGCGCTGCCGTCAACATCACGCCGAATTCGCAGACGAAATACCCTGCGGGCTGGAACCTTACCAATGGTGTCCGGCAGACGTGGGACTCTGGCGTCATGGGCGCCATGTTTGATGATGGCATCCTGGCCAAAGTCACCGCCGTTATCACGCCGGCATTTCCGCAGATGACGGCTGTGCAGAGAACGGTCGGCTATAGGCGCGGGGCAAGCTCGGATAAGGGCACCTTCATCATCTACGACCAGTTTACGGCGCCCTCGACCATCAATCAGATCCGCGCAAACTTCTGGTGCAAGTCGAAGCCGACAGTGGTTTCGGAGACTGTCTTGCAGGGCTCCGCCACGGCAGGCGTCACCCAATGGGGTGGCGATCATGTGATCTTCAAGAACGGCTCCTACCAAGCCACGATCCAGATGTGTACGCCATTCAACACGATCAACGGTGTTGGCGGCGTTGGATATGAATCGTTCTTCGACGCCCCCGCCAATGCCACGACCGGCTATGCCACCTCTGGCGGCGCCAATCTGGACTTTCTCGCCAACAGCGGCACCGACACCCGTTTGCCCACTGAGTATGCCTGGTTGCAGGGCCAGTGGCGGGCGAGCTTTCAGACCACGCGCAACGCGGCGCTTGGGGAAATGCTGTTCGTCATCACAGTGGATGCAGTAGGCACCACGGCCCCGACCTACACCAAGTCACAAGCGCTTGCGCTTCTTACCCCTTCCTCAGGAGCTATCCTCTCTATGCCAGGTTTTAGTACATTCGCCCAGAAGCAGGGGCTCGACTTCATGTCGGGGAATAACTCTGCTGGGTTGCCTACCCTCTATGCCGCTCTCTTCACGACCCTCCCCCTGGATGACGGGACTGGCGGCGTCGAGGTCAGCGGCACGGGCTATGCGCGAGTGGCCCTGTCTAGCTCGACCTTCTCTCTGGCTTCGGGTGGGGCTCCAGCGACCACGACTAATGCCAGTGCGATCACCTTCCCTGTTGCTGGCGCCTCCTGGGGCACGGTCGTAGGCGTCGGCTTCTTCGATGCTCCCACCGGGGGCAACTACTGGGGTGGTGACTATCTCGGCACAGCGGCCTGGATGCCCTTTACCTGCACCAGCGCTTCGCCTGGCGTCCTCACCTCCCCTGCGCATGGCCTGAGCAACGCCAACCTCGTAGAAGTCACGGCGAAATATGGCGGGACGCTTCCAACCACTGCTGGATCTTGGGCCGGGGCGCTGACTGTTGCCAATGCCACGACCGATACCTTTACGGCCGGCGTCAATACCACCAGCACGGGTGACGGAATGGTGCGTCTGGTCCTGACACAGGCGGTGGCCAGCGCGGCTACAGTGACGATCCCCATCGGGTCCATCACGCTCTCACTTGGCTAATTAGTAGCCCTTTCGGCTCATAAGTGGCAACTCCCGCCACCTTCCTGACGACCAGCTTCACGTCGGTATCCTCACTCGATACAGGCAGGATTGGCTACTTCGTCGCCTGGGGCGGCAGTGAGGACGGCTACGCCTATACCTACACGCTGAGTGGATCACCTCCTAGCGGGGTCAGTATCGACTCTGATACTGGCGTCCTTTCTCTGGCATCGCCTGTGGCCGCTGGCAACCACACCTTCAACGTGATTGCGACCAATCGCGAGGCAACTTCGGTCTCAGCGAGTTTCAGCTACACGCTCAATGTGCTGACCGGGGTGACATCGGGGCGCACCGGAACCCAAGTCCTGCACAAGACCTATGACCCGCACTCGGGAACCTGGGGAAGCCCGACCGGCTCTGACTGGACAACCGTTCTGCTCAATATCCAGACCGCAATCCAGGCCGATCAGGTTACCAATGGCGAGGAACAGCTTCGTGCGGTGATCCCGTTCCACAAGGGAACATCGTACAACTACACCAACAACCATTGGCTCGACGGGATTCAGTATTATGACATCACGGCGACTGGGGCTGGTGCAAACCCGATCCTGACAAACAATGGGCCCGGAACCGTCTACGAGGGTGGGCCACTGAACTATGGCTCGGGCGGGGCCATGAACCACACTGCTGGTATCAAGGGCGTCTCCTGCCTGATCAATACCGTTACGGCTGGGTCGAACACCGTCACATGCTCGACTCCAGCGCAGGTATCCCGGCTCATCCCCGGCCGCTGGCATGGTGTTATCGGAAGCTGCATCCAGCTGGGTGGCTATCCACCGAACGTCATGTTCATGGACTACGTCAAGGTAGTCTCGGTCAACGCCACTACGGGGCTTGTCACTCTCGATAGGCCGCTGAAGTACAGCTATGACTCGACCTGGTGGGAGGATGCCGGCGACGATCAAAGCTTTGGTCGTGCCTGGATTATGCCATGGGATACTGGTGGATCTGGGGGAACGATTCCCTCTGATCCAAGGATCACGTTGCGAGGCAGGCTCTACAACATCAATTTCCAGCCAAACCCCGGCAGCGACCATTCGGCCATCTCTTTGGTTCAGTCACATATCCAGTGTGACTTCGATACCTGCACGGTCCAAAACGCGCAGCTGACGATGAGTAAGCACTTCGCCCTGTATGGCTGCACCATGCAGATGAACGCCGAACCCGACAAGCTGTGCGAAACGCTCGTGATCGACAACACGACCACGGATGGCATCGGCGGTGCGACTGGCTATCAGTATTTCCTGTTTCGGAATTCAACGGCTACCAATTCGGGCGGGGGAGATACCATCCAGATATCGCCCCGGCAGTTCCGTTCCATCGGCTCGACCTTTGATGCTGTCAATAGCTCCACGCCGCCCTTTACCTTCAGTTACAACGGACCAAACTGGTATCTCGATTTCCAGACTACCGTATTCCACGGTAACGTCAGCAATAGCTGGACATACCCTGGCAGTGCGTTCTCGCCAGTCACTATTGGCACCGATGCCACCTGGAGTGGCAACCAGCTTCGGATTTTGTCGGGCAATGCCCATTTCCAGGATTGGCTGATCTCCGCATACACGGGGGGGATCGTAGCGGTTGACGGACTTGGCCCGATCACGGCGAATTGGGGCTATATTTCTAGTGTGACCAGTGACGGCGCTGGCGGCGCTCTCTGGCTCAATATCATCTGGGTAAACGGGACAAAGCCAACTTCGGGCACGATTGACATCGTCGCTGCGAAGGGTCGCAGGCTGTTCATGGAGAGCAGTTGCAGTTTTACAGGATCAATGACTTATGCTGACGGTAAATTCGCCAAGCAAACGGCGATGCCATTCGAGGCGAACTGGGACTTCCCAGTTGGATATCCAGTGCCAACGGTAAATATCGCGGGGCTGGTCCGGTCCCAGGGGGAGATCGCCCTTGGACCACTCTCTATTGCCAATGCACCCGTCCTCAATGTCGGCTCAGTCATGAAGGCCACGAGCAAGATGAAGCCGGGGGTGCTGTCTGTCGCGGCGAACTCCACCACCCTGACCCTCACTTGTGGTGCGGTAACAGCGGTTGTCGCTACGAACTAGAATCCGAAACCAGAGAGAAATTGCTATGGCTATGTCTAGGGGCCAGATGGGTCCTTCGCTATCTCGACCAGGAACTGTCAAGAAGAAGTCCGGGGGATGGATCAAGGGGGCGACCAAGAACAAGGGTGCTCTCCATCGCGCACTTGGCGTGCCTGAGGGCAAGAAGATCCCGGCTGACAAGCTAGCCGCTGGAGCAAAGTCGGACAACCCGACCATCCGCAAGGAAGTCAGCCTCGCCCGCACCCTCAAGGGATTCCGCAAGTAGTTGTCCACCTCCGGGACGGCTACCTTCAATCCATCGATCTGGGAATACGCCGAAGAGGCGGCGGAGCGGGTCGGCCAGGAACTCAAGTCAGGCTATCAGCTGGCATCGGCTCGGCGCAGCCTGAACCTGCTGACGGCGGATCTCGGCAATCGCGGGATCAATCTCTGGGCTCTGGACAACCAGAGCCAGGTTCTGACACCAGGGACAGCCACCTATACGCTTCCTGATGACACCATCGACATGCTCGATGCGGTGATCCGGACCACGACGGGCGGCATCCAGACCGATTATGTCATTGCGAGGATCGGGGTGGGCCAGTTCAACTCGATCCCGAACAAGCTCTCTCAGGCTCGGCCGCTCCAGTATTTCGTCCAGAGAGTTGTCCCTCCGACAGTCACGCTCTGGCCGGTCCCTGATGCGACCCTCTCCTGGACGCTGGTCTATTGGCGCCTGAGACGCATTCAAGACACTGGCAGCGGCGGCACCAACACCATGGATATCCCCTTCCGGTTCGTCCCGGCTGTGGTATCGGGTCTGGCCTATTTCATGTCCCTGAAGTCACAGGACCAGGCCTATACGGGCATGTTTGGATCGCAGCGGATAACGCTCTTCAAGCAGCAGTACATGGAGGATCTCCAGAACGCTATGGAGGAAGACCGGGATCGCTCCTCGCTGTTCATTGTCCCAAGCCCGACTGCTTACCGATGACCACCCCATACGCAAGCGGCAAGTATTCCAAGGCGATATGTGATCGATGCGGACAGGCGACGGACTATACGGACCTCAAAGCCCAGATTGTTGCTCGCAAGGATACTGGACTCCGGGTATGCCAAGACTGTCTTGACCAAGATCATCCTCAACTCTTCCTTCCTCGGGTCTTCTCTGACCCGCAGGCGCTGCGGAATGCGCGCCCTCTGCTTGATGACGACGGTCCAACGGACCCATTCGTCTATCCGTTCTTCCCACCAATCCCCTAAGGAATTTCCCTGATGAAGAAGAAATTTGGCTCCTCGAAGAAGCCAAAGCCCAATGTGGGCAAAGCCCTCGCTGCCATGGCCGGTATCGGCTCCCTTCCACCGCCCCCTGACCAGATGGGCGGACCTCCTGGGATGCCACCGGCGCCTCCTGGCCCGCCTTCGGCTCCTCCCCCGGCGTACTCGACTGGCGGGTCGGTTGCAAGGGGCATGGGGATGGCAAGTAGAGGCGGCAGCTACAAGGCCTGCTAGGTGCTCTACTCGGATCTGTTCCAGCGGCTCCAGGATTGGGGCGAGAACTCTGGGGCAGAGTATCTAGCCAACATACCGGGCTTCATCGAGAATGGCGAGGCCAGGTGCTACCGGGACATCGACTTTGATGTCCTCAGGACAGTTGGGACCCTCAACCTCGTTAACGGGACCCCGACCGTCTCGGCTCCTGGAGACTTCTACCTGGCGAGATACCTGACGCTCATAGACGTGTCGGGTAACCGCACTCCCCTGCTCCCCAAGGACGCCTCGTTCATCAACGAGTTCTGGCCTATCTCGGCAACTACTGGCCAGCCGCTCTTCTATGCGATGCAGGACGAGGCCACCTTCGTCTTCGCCCCCACCCCGCCAAACGGCTACACAGTCGAACTCGGCTATACCAACCGTCCGGCGGCGATCTCAGACGGCAATCCCTCGACCTGGCTGTCCACCCACTGCGCGGACCTCCTCTTCTATGCCTGCATGGTTGAGGCTGCCACCTTCATGAAGCAGACCCCTCAGGCTGCTGCGGCTGACCAGACGGCCACCTACTACGAGACCCGTTATCAGCAGGCCAAGCAGGCGGCGATGACTGAGGAACAGCGTAAGCGCGGGGACGAGTACCGGAATGGTGAGCCCCGATGACCCCAGATGAAAGAGACAGGCTGGTCAGGGTGGAAGAGGGATACCGGAAGATCTCTGAGACGCTCTCTGAAGTGAAGGCTAAAGTGGACGATATGCACAACCGTATGACACTCGGTAGGGGTGCATTTATGGCAATAGTGAAGATTGGCGCGATTGTTCTTGGCTTCCTCGGTATAGCCAAGGCTCTCGGAGTCAATTTTTGGGACTGGCGCGTCTGAAATACGATATAATGCTTGTAATTAGAACTCTCACTCTAACAAGGAACACGACATTGAAGTTCAAACTGATTATGGCTCTGGTTGGGCTGTTTGCCCTTGCCGGCTGCCTCTCGGCGAGCCAGCAGGCCTCCGTCGAGACTGCCCAGCAGAAGGCCGTGTACGCCATTGACGCCACCCTCACCACGGCTGAGACCGCTGGGGCGGTGTACGCTCGGCTACCATTCTGCGGCGCTGGGGCTCCTCCGGTCTGTGCCAAGCACTCGGTAGTTGTCGAGATGGCCAAGGACGCGGTGGCTGCCAATAAGGCGGTAGACGCGCTCGAAGCGACCGTCCGGTCGAACCCGGCGACTGACATTACCTCGGCCCTCTCTGACGCCTGGGTCCTGGTGAACACCTACAACACCCTCGTAGCCAGCGTGAAAGGCTAACCACTATGATTCCAGCAGCGGTACTAGCATTTATCTCGGAGGCCATCTCCCTGGCCCCTCTCTTCATGCAGGCGTTCGGGGAGGTCCAGTCCCTGATCGACCAGGTATTCGGGGTGATCAAGAGCGGAGAGGCTCCAACCGATGCCGACGTAGCCAATCTGAAGGCCCTTCGCGATAAGGCCACGGCAGTCATCATCCAGCGGGCGGCGGCATCGGACGTAGCGGGAGGCTAATATGAACCAAGACGCGATTCTGAACATCATTCGCAGCGTGCTCAAGGTCGGCGGCGGAATGATCGTGGCTGATGGTCTAGCTACCTCGGACCAGTGGATCGCCATCTCTGGCGGCATCGTGGCTCTGATCGGAGCCGTGTGGTCCTACTGGGTGAGCAAGAAGCAGACCGCCGCTATCGCAGCGCAGCCTCCCAAGTAAGAGCACCAAGAGCGCAACCTAAAGGGAGCTTCGGCTCCCTTTTTTTATGAGAGCTTGACCACTGCCTAGCACCTTTACCCCTAACAAGGGGTTGGAACTCCAAGCCACTGGCGAGAATTCCGGAACCTGGGGGACAAAGGCCAATACTGACTTTACCCAGATCGACACGTCCTTCGGGGGGCGGTTCAACCAGAGCGTAGCTGGCAACACCAACTTCACGGTCACAGCGGCTCAGGCCCTCAATGTCCGTCACGTCCTGACTGGCGCGCTCACTGGCAACATCAGCTACGTCCTGCCGAATACCGGCGGGTACTACATCATCACCAACAACACGACCGGCGCCTTCAACCTGGGCATCGCCAACGCTGGCGGTGGTAGCGCCATCAACCTCCCTCGTGGCGGGACGGGCG